CTTTTAGGCTGTTCCAGCATATGATAAATTATGAGGACAATGGAAGATATCCCCATAAATATTGCTGGAAAGAGAGGAAGAGGATATGGATTTTGGGATTGCAGGTGTGGCGGCGATCACGGTGATCTGCTATTTAGGCGGAATGGCGTGTAAGACGACGGAAAAAGTAAAGGATGAGGTGATACCGGTAGTCTGTGGCGTAACCGGCGGAATTCTGGGGGTTGCAGGCATGTATCTGATACCGGAGTTTCCGGCTGGTGATGTGATTAACGCAGCAGCTATTGGTATCGTTTCCGGGCTTGCTTCAACGGGAGTACACCAGGTGATCAAGCAGGTGGGGAAAAAATAAGGGAGGTACCGTGTATATGAGAGATATTGCATTGTGCCACCCGCGGATGCAGAAGATAGCAGCTCAGTGGATCACCGCCTGCAAGGCAGAAGGAATTAATGTTGCTATTTCTGAAACACTGCGTACTGCAGCAGAACAGGATGCTCTCTATGCCAAAGGCCGTACAAAACCGGGAAATATCGTAACCAATGCAAAAGGCAGTTCCTACCGGTCACAGCACCAGTGGGGGATTGCCTTTGATTTTTATCTGAAAATGGATGTGGATGGAGATGGGAAGATAGCAGATGACG